CAATCAAAAAAGCTAAAGATGGTGACAAAATCAAAGGTGATAAAATGACAGTCAAAGAAGCTATTGCAAAAGGATATAAATTAGAAGCTGATGGTAAATATCACTTAAGAACTAAATCAGAAGATATACCTGAAAAAGAAACAAAAGTGGGTGAAGCAATGGCAGAAATTCCTAAAGGACAAAAACAAACTACATCAGGAACATGGGGCAAAGTGACACCAGAACAATATGAACAATTTAAAAAAGATAATTCCTCTTGGTTTGACTTTACTAACTTTGATCCTAAGAAAAAAGATGATGTAAAATATTTCCAAAGAAGATTTAATGAAGAAGCTGCAAAAACTGGATCAACTGCAAAGGTATTTGTAGATGGTGATCTTGGAGAGCAAACTGTCACTGCAAGAATAAAAGCTGCTAAACAAAAAGATCCATCTGTAGCTACAGATAAAGTGGCAGATATATACGAAGAAGATAAAGTGTATGATGAAAATGCTAAAAAAAGAAATCCTTGGATAGATGCTGTAGGACAAGTACTTCCTTTTATTAGACCTTCAAATCAAGAAGCATTTGATCAATCTCAAATTTATCCAGAAATTAGTTCAATTGTAAATAATCGATTAGAACCTGTACAAGCACAAGGTTACCAACCTGATCTTGGCACACCATATGATATTTCTTTACAAGATCAATTAAATGCTAACCAAGCAGATTTTGATTCTATAAAAAGACTATATGCAAATAATCCATTTGCTCTTGCACAATTTGCTGCTCAGAAATATGCTGCTAATGAGAAAGTTCTTGGAGATCAATTTAGAATGAATCAAGCTGAACGTTCTCGCGTATATGATAATAACAGAGACATTCTTAATGAGGCTAAGCTTAAGAACTTAGATATATTTGATAGACAGTATACAAGACAGGAACAAGCTAAGAGTAATACAAAAGCTGTTGCACAAGCTGCATTAAATTCTATCACTGATAAATATGCTAAACATAAACTTCAGAATAGAGAACTTGGTATATATGAAAACTTATACAATTATAGATATTCTCCATCAGGAAAAGCTATAAACATGAATGCTCCTTGGCAAGCTAACCTTCCTAACATGTATGATAAAGGTAGCAGAACTGCTAACATGCGTAAGGTGTATGACGAACAAGGAAACTTTTTACGCTTTGAGCCTATTGAAGAAACTACAACAGTTACTGACGAAACATTAGATGCTGCAGGTAAAACTCCTGGTATTGGTGATAAAAAGAATGGTGGTAAAGTGAAAGCTAAAAATGGTTCTATTGTAAGCGCATACAAAAATTTATAACTATTTTAATTATAAAGAATTACCAGTATTTATTACAAGTATTGGTAGTTCTAATTTTTTCTATTAAATTTGCTAATGGCATGTGATAAGCATGCAATAAAATAAAAAGATTATGGCATCATGGACAGATAATCCTCAATTGCTTACCAATTTTAATCCATATGTATCTCAACTTCCTGTTGAGGCAATGGTTAAAGTTGGTATGGAAAAACAAAAACAATATGATGAGGGTGTACAAAAGATACAAACAAATATTGATAACATTGCAGGACTTGACATAGTTAAAGACTCAGATAGAGCATATCTACAATCAAAGATAAATCAACTTGGTAATGATACAAGAATATTTGCAATGGCAGATTTTTCTAATGCACAGATGGTTAACTCTGTAAATGGAATGACAAACTCTCTTATAAAAGATAACAATATTCAAAATGCTGTAGCTTCTACAGCTAAATTGAGAAAAGAACAACAACGAAAAGAAAAGGCAATACAAGATGGTAAATCTTCTCCAGAAAATGAATATGTTTTTAATCTGCAAGCATCTGAATATATAAATAGTTCAGAAGTAGGAGAATCTTTTAATGGTCAATATATTGAATATAAAGATGTAGATAAGAAGCTTAGAGACTTGCATTCTAAATTAAAAGAAGCAGATTATGAAGTAGATGATCCATGGATTAGAGATGCAAAAACAGGTAAAGATATTTATTTTAATCCTGATGGTACGCAATCTTTAGATGCTTCTAAAGGAGGAAAAAGACAATATGATCAAGTAATGCTCACTACTAAATTTAAAGGTATAGGGGCAGAAAAAATATTAAATAACTTTTACGATAGTCTTGATGAAACTGATATAAGACAATTAGGAATTACAGCACAGTATAAATATAGAGATAAAGATTATACATATTATCAAAATGAAATCATAACAAGCTATGATGAAAAGAAAAAAATATATTCAGATGCTATAGTAGATGCTACAGTAATGTTAGAAACTAAACAACTAACTACAGAACAAAAAACAAGTCTTAAAAAACAAATAGAAGAAGCTAGAGCTCTTGTTTATGAAGGAGGTTTTGACAAGGAGATGCAACAAGATCTTGAAAAAATTGATACAGAGGGAGAAGAGATAGGATATAAAACTAAAATATATACACAAAAGTATTTAACTAATCTTGCCAAAGATCTTGATAATGAAACAAAGTCTGTAAAATATAATGATAACCCAGGATTCAAAGCAATAATGAGTGTTAAGCAATTTGAATTTGATGTGGCCAAAGAAAGACAAAGAGAAAGAGAGAAGGCAGCAGACTATGCAATAGATTTAAGAGAGCTTGCATTAAAAGAAGAAGAGGCAATAGCAAAAAGAAAAGAAGCTAAAAAGTTACAACCTATTGTAACTGATGCACCTCTTGAAACAGATTTTACTAAGTTTAGTGTAGAAGATGAAGATTTAACTCTTGCACAGATCAATCAAGGTTTAGGTACAGCAAAGCAAAAATTAGCAAGATTATTAAATCCTAATTTTAATGCTAAAGATCCAAGACAAGTAGCAGAAGCAATGAAAACAGCTAATGAGGTATATGAAGAGTATTTACAAAATCCTAATGAAATAGATGATAATAATAAAAGAGAACTATTAAAAGAAATTCAAGCATTAAGTAATTCTAAAAATTTTACAAGTAGAAGAATAGATGCTGCTAAAAAAGCAGGATCAGGTTTTGCTGCTGATGCAGAAAAAGTTATCAATAAACAAAATGGTGTAAGAATTGGAAGTACAGTTTACACAGCAAAAGAATTATATGATTTTCAAGATGAAGCTGGTAAATACATTAAGCAATATAATGTTAAAACAGCTGATGGATATGACTCAAGATATATGATGACAGATGATATATTAAAAAAATATGAAGGAAAGAAAAAATATCCTATCGCATTAGCTCTATATAAAAGTTATAATAAAAAATCATTGTCTCCAGATGAACAAGTGATTGCTAATCAAATTAATATAATAAATAAAAACACTTCTAGAGATGTTAATAAATTAGTAAAAAAACAAAAAGAGGCTGAATCTAAAACTTTATACGATCTTAGTCCTACAGTACAAGGAATGAAAATTCAAATAAATTCAGAGAATAAAAATGATATAAGTACTATTGAACAAATCATAGGATTAAAAACTACACAATATAATGAGCTTGGTTCATTAGATTCTGAAAAACCAGATGACTTTAATATTGATAAGTTAAATGCATTTAATGAAAGTAAAAGTAAAGGATATACATATGTAAAAAATCCTGATGGAGGAGCAACATTATTGTTAACAGGAGGAGCTGATAATGTAAAAATAAAATTATCTGCAGATGAATTTAATCAATGGGTTCCTGAATATTCATATTTAAATCCTATGACAACCCTCACTAAATTTATACAAAGTTCTCCAACAAAAACAACAAATACAAACAATACAAAAGATGCTTCCACTGCACAAATATCTGGATATAATCCTTTATTGCCTGGAATAAACAATTCAAGAATAGCTCCAAAAGTTAGAGCTGATATTGAAGGTAGTAAAAATAATACAGGAAATCCTTTAACTGATTTATTTCAAGTTAGAATTTATTACAAAGCTACAGGAAAAGATTGGGATGATAAAGTTATAAATAGTGGAGGATATATTAATAGCATGCAGGCTCAAGAATTATTATCTACCATAGGACCAGATACAGTTATTAAATTGTTTAAATAAATAAAATAAAAATATGCCAATTTTTGATAATGATCTTATAGATAATGTTTCAAATAGAAACTATGATCAAGAAGATGTAAATATAGGTTCTGGATTAGGTGCTGATAGAGAGATAGATTCTCAAATAGGACTAGCTATGCCTGGACAATACAATGATTCTTTTAGAGGAATAAGTCCAGAAGAAGCTAGATTTTTTAAAGGATCAACTATTAGAACTCCTAACTCTCCTTTTGGTATGGTTTCTAAAAGTGAACTTCTTGCTAATCAACGTTATCCATTATATGAAAGAGGTATTAATCTTGAAAATGTATATGGCTTACAACAATCAGGACTTTCACAATTAGGAAATGGTCTTATTAAAATGGGAGCATTTGCATTAGGAACATTTGGTCAATCATTTGCTACAATTCCTAATACAATATCTGCTGCAAAAAATCTTAGTTTAAAAGACCTTTCAAATCCTGATGGATATGAAGCATCTATTGATGATTGGATTAAGAATGTAGAAGATTACTTTCCTAACTATGTAACAGAATATGAAAAGTCAAGAGGACTTGCTACAGCTATTCCTTTTACATATGGGTCAGCAAACTTCTGGGGAGATAAAATTCTAAAGAATTCAGGATTTATGGTGGGAGCAATTGGAGGTGCTATTGCTCAAGATGCTATAATTGGTGCTGTTACAGAAGGAGTTGGTGCAGTTCCATTAGTTGCTGCTCAATTGGGAAGAGCTTCTTTATATTTAAATAAATTATTTGCAGGTACTAATAAAGTTGATAAGGTGTTAGATCTTGCTAGAGCTGCTGGTAAATCTGAAAAAACATTATTGAACATTGAAAGACTTGGACAACTTGCTGCTGCCACAAAATTAAATAATGGATTTAGATATGGAATGTCTATATATGGATCTGCGAGAACAGAAGCAGCTATTGAATCAAGAGAATCTTATAGAACAATAAAGGAACAACTTACAGAACAATATAAAATAGATAACTTTGGTGAAGATCCTACACCAGAAGTAATTCAACAAATAGAAGATTATGCTACAGATGCTATGAATACTAGATTTGGTATGAACATGGCTCTTCTAACTGTATCTAACTCTGTTCAGTTTGGTAATTTATTTAAATCATTTACAGGAGCACAAAAAGGAATTACATCTTCTGCATTAAAAGATTTTGGATCTGCAGGTAAAGTGGGTCTTAAAGAAGGAACTCTTGACACATTTGAAAAGAAACTTCCACAAACATTTTCTGGTAAAGCTTGGGAGTTTGCAAAACCAAAAGCAATTAATATATTCACAGAAGGTGTTTATGAAGAAGGTGGGCAGTTTGCTACACAAAAAGGTGTAGAAGATTATTACACAAGAAAATACAAATCAGGAAAAGAAAGTTGGGACTTTGTAAAAGAAGCAATGGCTTCTACTTCTAAAGGAATGGCTGAACAATTTGGTTCTTCTGAAGGTATAGAAAGTATGGTGATTGGTGCTATTACAGCTGCTATCACTGGACCTGTTGTAGATAGAGTTACAGGTAAATCAAAAGCAGACAATCAAAGACTTAATAGTACACTTAACATATTAAATCAATATGGAATGACAGGTGTGCTTTCTGATAAGTATGAAGATACATCAAGAAGTGTTGAGATAGCAAAGCAGATGAATGAAGCTGTTAATTCTGGAAACATATTTAAGTTTAAGAATTTAAAATCTGATATGTTCTTTGGGTTTGTAAACTCTCGTATTCCTATAGGAATGCATGACGTTACAATTGAACAATTAAATATGTTAAAAGATCTTCCTAAAGAAGAATTTGAAAAAACATTTGGTATGGACTTCAATAGTTCAAATCAATCTACAGTGAGTGGGTATGTTGATGCGTTGATAACTAAAGCTAATAACATTAATGACATATCAACATCTTTAAATTCAACATTTAATAATCCTTACAGTAGAATCATAGATCCTAAGACAGATGATGAAAAAGTTGAGTCATTAAAATATAACATGTTCAATAACTGGAAAACAGACCTTGCAAATTTTTCATATACTCAACAAGACTCTAATCAAAGAATTGCAGATATACAAACAGCTATATCAAACATAAACCCTCTTCTTACAAATGATCTTTTAACATTAACAACAAGTGAAAAAGGATTAAAAGAATTAAGTGATGCATATCAACAAAAAGCAAACTTATTAAGTGAGTCCCTTGCTAATCTTTCTCCTGCAGAAAGAACAGCTAAACGTGAAGAGATTAAAAAACTTAGAACTCTATCTGAGAAAATAAGCATTGCTTTAAATTCTAATAAAATTGATGATGCAAAATTGTTTAATGAATTAATTAATTTTGAATTAGCTGGTCAAGATTTTTCTCAACCTAACAATTTAAGAATAGATCAAAGCACAGGTCTTATAGAATATGCTGAAGATTTAAATAAATTAAATGCTAGAAAAGAACAAGCTGCTACAAGTTTTGAAGATCTTTCTACAGAGAAAGGATTTGATAAATACTTTGCACAAGAGGAAGAAATTCAGAAAGAAAAAGAAGAACAAGCTGAAACAATAACATCTCCAGATGATGAGAAGTTTGGATTCTTAAATAAGACTGGTAAGAAAGAAACAGCAGAAGTTGGTAGAGAATATCAAGTTCCTGGTTTCTCTACTGCTAAAGTTAGAAAAGCTGGTGAGCAGTTTAAAGTGATATCTCCTACAGGTGAAATTACTTTTTATGATACACAAATAGAAGCTAAACAGGCTGCTGATGATCTTAACGTAGATTTTGCAGAACTAACTACAGTAAAAGTTATTGGGTTAAATGAGGATGGTACAATTAAAGTGGAAGACTTAGCTGGTAATATTCAGAATATAAACCCTTCTCTTCTTAAAGGATATGAAAAAATACAAACAGAAGAAGAGAAACTTGCTAAGGATAAAGAAACTCTTGATAAAGAATTAGAAAAATTAGCACCTACAGCAGGTTCTGTACAATCTGTTTCTCCTACACCAGGTGAATTTATTGGTACAGATAGTAAAGCTAAAGATGTTGATATAGTTTTCTTGGCTACAACATCTCCTTCTGAAGATACAGCAGGTAATGAAGCTAACAATCTTCCTCATATAAAAAGAGCTAGAACATTCTTAAATAATTTTAAATTCTTTAAGAATAGAAATAAAATAAAAGCAATCATTGTCACTCCTAGTAACGTAAATGAATTAGGACTTGAAGGGCTTATACAATTATCTTATAATAAAAACATCACAGATCCTTTAACAGAAGATGAAACTAATGTTGAAAAGGGATTCATGGCTCAAGTGTTTATTATACAAACACCTGAAGGAAACTTTTTTGTTAATGAAAAAGGAGAGAAGTTAAATAAAATAGGAGAAGACTCAGACACTATACTTGATAATGTTGTATTTCAAACAATGACTTCTGCTAGTTTATTTACAGAAGGAGGATATACAAAAATTAGAAAAGGGCAAGAAGAACAAGCTGACATAGCATTAGAAGCATATAAAATATTCAGACAAGAACTGTTTGGACAAACTGGATATACACCTTATCCATTTGCTATATCAAGAGGTATACCAAATCAAAATATAGTTAATGGTGTATATGAAGACAATCACATGTCTGATATACTTGGACCAAATGCAGATAAAATAATTGCTGAACATAATGGATTGATTGAAGTTGTTACTACTGGACAAGTAGAAAACAATGCAGAACTATTATCTTTTCCTGAAGGAACAACATTAATTAGATTTGGTGATTTGTTAGACTTTGCAAATAATAAAGTGTTAACTAACAAACAAGCTAATAATGTATTCCATGTAATAAATGCAATGGCTAAAGATTTAATTGCTAAATCTAGCACAGCTAAAGCAGGTAAACCTGATTATGGATATATTACATTCTTAAAGAATGTTTTATATTTTAAATTTAAAGGAAGCCCAACTACTCCTAGTCAAATAAGTATTGACACTGCAACAATGAATTTTAAAATAGGAGATAAATCTTTTCCTTTTTCTCAAATTGAATCTAGAAAACAAGAATTAATGGATGCTTTACAAGAAGCATTTATTAGTGTAAACAATAAAACTCTAACTGATTTAGGAACATCTAAAGAGTTTACAGAATATGTAGCTGACAAAGATGGAAACCTAACAAAGGTTGTATGGCCTAACTATCAATCATTTTTATTAGCTAGTAAAAATCCTGATGGATCTGCAAGATCTGTAGGAGAAACTCCTTTGATTACACATACAGCTAAACCAACAGATAATACAAATTCATACAAACAAAAGTATTCATATATAACAGGTACAGATATTCTTCCATATGATAAAGTTCCTGTCAAAGAAGCTAAACCAGCTCCTACACAAGACAAAAATAAAATTGGAGAATATGAAGTGAATACATCTACTCCTCAAAAGTTTCCTATTAACTCAGGAGATATATTATTTACAGCAACACTATCTCCTGAAGGAGAAGTTGCAGTGGATGTAAAAAGTAACCAAACAATCTCTGATCTTTCTACAGATCCAGTAAAGATTAAAACTATTGATAGTTCATTAAAGGCAAAGCTGTCTCCTGAAGAAATAGAGCAGTTTGATAAAACATATTCAAACGAGGAGAAAGCTAAGTTATATTTTAAAGCAGCAATAACACAATCATTAAACAAAACATTAGCAGAACAACAAGCTACTCCTACAGCTGTAGAAGAACAAGTTGTACAACCAATAGCTCCACCAGAAGTTGTAGCTCAACAAGATATAGAAGCTAAGAAAGCTGATATAGAAAAGAAAGTAAATAGTTTACCTGATAATTTATTGTTTATAACACATATAACTTCAGAAGGAAATGCTGTAAATATTTTTAATGATAATTTATTAATGCCTGCTGGAGTAAGTTCTACTACAGGTATAGTTACTAAAGAACAATTAAAACAAATATTATTTGATTTAGCTGAAGGTAAGTCTCCTCATAGAGGATATTTAGATATGTTTATAGGGGCAATTGATAGATTAACTCTTGAAAATACTAATGGAAAAAGTTTACAAGATAAACTAGAAAACTATTTAGATGAAAACTTTATACAAGATGTTGCAAAAACACAATTGCCATCTAGTTTAAATATTGGTTATTTTACAGATGGTGTTTTAAATACTAAGTATGATACACAAATAGAAGAAAAACTTGCAGAAGATGCTCCTTATGATCCTTCTAAAATAATAAAAGAAGATGATGCTCCTGAGTTTAGAATGGTTGGAGAAGATGATTCGTCTGATAGAATGACAAATTCTGAATTAGAAGCATTTAAAGAATGGCATGCTAAGAATGTTCCTTTTATTCCTTTTGAGATATTAGAAAACATTATTAAAAGAGGTAACATAACAGCATGGGGTGTATTTGAAAATGGTGTAGCTAAGTTTGTTAGAGGTGGACTAAGAGGTACAGAATATCATGAAATCTTTGAAGCTATATATGCAGACTTCTTAACAGAAACTGAAAAGAATAATTTGTTAAATGAATTCAGAAATAAAAAAGGAGAGTTTATAGATAGACAATCAGGTAAGAAAATAGCATACATTGATGCTACAGATAAACAAGCTAAAGAAAGAATAGCAGATGACTTTGCTGATTTTAGACTTGGTAAACTTCCTGCTAGATCGTTAGGTGAATCTGTACGTAATTTGTTTAAAAGAATTATGGACTTCTTCAAATCATTTGTAAGTAAACCATCAATGAAAAATGAGTTGTTTAAAGCAATTGATTCTGGTAAGTTTAAAGAAACAAAATTATCTGAGAGAGCGAAAGCATTATCTCCAGAATATAGAGCAATACAAGGACTTACAGAAGAACAAACTAACAACTATATCAATGATATGGTATTTCAAGTTAGTCGTATCATATTTAGAGAAGGGAATAAAGATGCTTTATTCAATCCTGAACAATTAACAGGGAATGAAGTGTTTGATAAAGTTAAAGAGAACTATATAAGTAAAGGTAAAGTTGCTGCATTAGGAGAAAAGAGATATAATGAACTTGTAAAAAGAACTATTAATTCAATAAGAACAAGAGGTATATCATTTAACGCTGATGAAGTGGTAACTATAAATGATGAGAATGCTAATTCAAGAGATTATGCTCCAGAACCTTTTTCTGTAGATTGGAAGAAACATTCTACAGGAGCTCTTAAGTTTTTACTTTCTACGTTGTCAGAAAGAAAAGCATTAAACCAAACTAATGTTGAAAAATTAACACCATTAAAACCTGCTGCATATAGTCTATCTAATGAAGGATTTAAAATATTAAACTTTAATAGAGTGTTTTCTACATTGCTAGATAGACTTCACAATACAAATGATCCTGTTGAGTTTACTAATAAGTTTATACAACTTGCAAAAGAAGACTCAAACTATCTTTCTTTGTTTGTATCATTAGGAGGTAATACAGTTACACATGAATTTGATTTTAATAATTTTGGAGAATCAGATTGGAAATTATTTATACAATTCTTTAATACATTCTCTAGACAAAAGCCAGAAGCATTAATTCAATACACGTCTGAAGAAGGAGATGTATATACAGGATCTGCAAATCTATTCACAACAGTTAAACAAACTACTGATGGATGGATTAATAACATGCGTACTATTGGTAAAGGTGAAGGTGGATTAATTAGCTATGATAAAAAAGTATATAAAATAAACACTGTAGCAATTAAAGAATTTAGTTTTAAAAAATCTATAGATCAACTTAAGTTCTTAAATGCACTAGGAATAGAATTTGATCAAGGAACTTATAATGCTCTTAGTAATAGAGATATTATTATAAAAGGAGATACAACTACAGAGGTAAAAGAATTTAATAAAGCTGTATCTAAAATATATACACAACTAGGGAAGAATAATGACCTAATGACATTTGATGCTAAGCGATTAGCTATCAATGGCCCATTGAGAACATTAGCTGAATTGTATACTAGAGTTAATAATCCTAATCAAGATTCTACATATTTTGGTGTAGAAGGACAACGTATTGGTGCTTTCTCAGAAAACAATGCTCCTTCTTATTTTGAGAATACATTTAATGAATCTAAAACATTAACAGAACTTCTAGAGAAAATGCCTCAATTAAATGATGTATATTCTAGAGGAAGTGAAATATTAAAACCAGGAGGACTTTTCTTTGATAAAGAAGGAACTAGAATTGCTGAAATTAAAGTTGGATACATACAGGGAAGTAAAAATTTACTTGATGGAGCAGCAAAGACTACAGCTAAATTATCTAAAGGTCAAAGATTTGTACAAGAGATAAACCAAAATATTAATGGTAATTACTATGTGCTTATTCCTGGAGATAGTTCAACAGAGTGGATGATGAACTTAGGTAATGTCATTTCTATGGAAGATGTTATTGAAGGTAAACATTGGAATAAAGTATACAGTATATATAATAACTATTTGAATGATGAAATTAATTTAGCATTAGCAGATAGAACACAAAACATTTATCAAAGAGCTAGGTCTCAAGAACTTAGAATAATGAAAGATGTTCTTCCAAAAACAATTGTTGATAAAATAGAATCAATGATTGAAGGTGGAAAAACTTATGATGATATACAAACATACATTTCTGATAATAGAGGAGATATAAATTCTTCTATAAAAGATTTTGTTGAGGATATGTCAAAAGAAACAATTGATATATTATTAAACTCTAACCAAATCATGATGGTTGAAGAGGATGAATATGTTATTAATAAATTTGATACAGAGTTTTTAAATAAATATAACTTAGCTGGTGTAATAACATTTGATGAGCTATTAAACGTTATAAATTTTGTTAATATAAATTATCAAATAAACAATCAAGAATATCATAAAGTTTTATTTGGAGATCCATATCAATTCAAAACTGAGAAAGGAAAACTAGATGAAACAAAACGTATTAAATCATTTCTATCTGGAAGAAGAAGAACATTTAATATGACAGAGTATAATAACTTTTTAAATGACAAATACAATTCTGTAAATGGTATTGAGTTAGATGCTAAGACACCAGGTCATCATAATTATAAATCATATACCAACACTGTTACACTTAACACTGTAGAGATTGTTGGTAGTATTGCCACTCTTCCTAATATCCCTAAAGAAATCAAGAATGAATTTGCAAAAACAGATGAAACAGATGCAATGTCTTGGTTGATGGATAATACACATAAAGAGATTGCTCTTAAAGAAGGACAGTGGTCAGCTCAAGCTGAAGCTTTCCATCAATGGCAAATGGCTTATACAAGAAGAGCATTTGATAAAAAGAAAATCAAAGAATACACAAGTGACAAACTAAGAGAGCTTGACAATAAACTATTAGCTTCTGATATGCCTAAGCATACTCTTGCTGTGAGAAAACCTATTGTATCTGGAAATAAGTTTAACAAAACAGAAATAGATCTTGTATTAGACAAAACTTCTCAGATTCCTTTATATTACAATATGGTTGAAGGAACTAATCTAGAAGAAATGTATATTCAAATGTTTGATCAAAACATTGGGTATAGTATTGTTACAACTGGTAGAAAGGTGGGAGCAGAAGGATTACACAATGTTTACAATATAGATGGTACATTTAATACAGAGAAGTTTAATAATGTAACAGAGGTTCCTTGGATAGCATATGGTACACAAGTAGAAACTATGTCTGAAGGAGAAAAGACGCAGACAAGAGGATCTCAGCTTACAAAACTAGCTAGTTCAGATCTTTATGAAAATGGTGAGGCTATTACTGAAGAAGGTAAGAAAGCATACGAAAGAAACAATAAAGCATTAAATATGCTTAATGAGAATGCATATAATGAATTACTTAAAAGACTTGGTGTTGTAGATCTTGGAGATACATATGCTCTTGAGAACAAACAAATAATATCAGAAACTCTTATGTATGAAATGATGCGTAGAGATCTTTCTGAAAATGCTATTGATACAATTCAATTAAATGAAGATGGTGAATTTATTATGCCATTTGAAGCTTCTCCTTCATATACACAAATAAAAAGTATTCTTTATTCTATGGTGAATAAAGCATTAATTTCTCCTGCAATGAGTGGAGCTCCACACGTACAGGTTCCTGTTACAATGTTTGAGCAAGCTACACAAGGAAGAAGTCTTGCTATGAAAACTGATACAGGATGGGTTAAGATTTCTAAAGCTAAATATAAAACTCTTACAGAAGAAGAGAAGAAAGATGTAATGCTTACAGATGATACACTTAAGTTCTATGAAGATAAAGATGGTTCACGCTACTGTGAAGTGATGCTTCCTCATTGGTTTAAAGGTAAGTTTGGAAACAAAACAGATAAACAAATTATTGATTATTTAAATACAGAAGAAGGTAAAAAGATATTAACTGGTATAGGATTTAGAATTCCAACACAAGCATTATCTTCTGTAGAAGTATTTAGAGTGAAAGGATTTTTACCACAATACATGGGATATACAGTGGTGGTTCCTTCAGAGATTACTAAAAAAGCAGGAAGTGACTTTGATATTGATAAATTAAACATCTATCTTAAATCTGTATACGTTGATAAGAATGGAAATGTAAAATTAATTAAATGGCAAGGTTCTGAACAAGCTACAAAAGATTTCTTCACAAAGGTGTATGATGAATCAACAGAAAGAAAAGCTTTAAAGAAAGCAGAACTTATAGAAGCTATTGATATATTGATCTATGGATTAGAAGATACTAAAGGATTATTAAATAAGTATGGAGAATACATTCTTTCTATACAAGATAAATATGAAGATCCTTTTATGTTTAGAGCTGAAATAGAAAAACAATTAGATAGGTTAACTGATTCTAATTTGAATGCTGAAATAAGAACAGCAGAAGTTAATTCAATGTATAAAAAATCTCTTGAGAATGAATACTATGAATCATTAGAAGAACTTCTTACACTTGAAGAAAACTTTATTAAACTAATTACACCTATAGATGACGCAGGTCTTGAGAAAATTTCTGAAGTGCTAGACAATGCTAGAGGGTATAGTGAAACAAATGTAAAAGGAAAACTTATTAATAGAAACTTTATGACTAACATGCGTCATGCATTCATCACTGGTAAGAGATGGGTTGGTATAGCAGCTGTTAATATTACAAATCTTTCGTTAAGACAGAAGAGTAAAGTGTATTTAGATCCTTCTAAATTACCTCTTCTTCCTAAGAATGAACGTAAGTTTGTAAAAGATCTATCTATTGTTCTTCCTCATAATACATTGGAAGTTGATGGACAAACTTATGTTTCTTTATCAGGAACAAGAACAGCTGATCTTAAACAATTTATTTCACAAAGACTTTCTGGATATGCTACAGCATTTGTGGATATTGCAAATAAACCATTCATCACTAAAATTATAAAGAGTGACATAGTAGTTTCTACATTTATGTTCTTAGAATCTATAGGTGCTGGAAATTCAGGAATATATTTCTTGAACCAACCTATTATAGAAAAGTATTTAGAATACTTAGATGGTATAGGATCAAAAAGTGTTATGGGAAAAGATAATCTTACTTACATAAGAAATATGTTCCCTACAACAGAAAAAGCAATAGAAGATGCTAGTATATCTGTAGAAGGATTATTAGGTAATATATCACAATATGCAGAGAAAGGAAAATTTGATGCTGCAAAAAATGCTGAACAACAATTAATATTAAATGAGTTTATTAAATATAAAATATTAGCAGATCAGTTATTTAGTTATACACAAGCTACAAACTATGATACAACAAAGTTTGGTAGTTCAGATTTATATTTCAAAAAGCAATTAGGAACAATTGCTGCAAGTAATTTTAATTTGATTTCTAATGTTAATGACGTATTAGAAAATACATTTATAGGAAAGCAAGCTGAGTTATTAGGAAAATCATTCAATGCTTTTGGAGCAATAATGAAAACAGAAGATCCTAAGATAAAAGCATACATGATTGATACTCTTAAGAAATATGCTTCAAGAAAATACATGTCTGCAGATGATTATATGAAGATTGCTAATTTGATTAACAATTCTTTTATAGATTACATTATACAGAATGACAGAACTTATTACAATTTAATTAAACCAGAGCTTGTAGATTCTGCAACAGCTGTTGTAACTAAATTAGAAAAAGCTAAACAAAAATATCCTTCTATAAAACTATTACAAGATCTTGTTCCTGTACTTAGTAATAGAGAAGATGGAGCTAAGTCTATACAATTAAAAGCAAATGTTAAAGATGCATATAGTGAAAACCTATATGTAGGAATGATGAGAGAATTAAGAGATGGTAACGCAGAACTTAATAGTCTTTATAATGATATTATTAATGTTGCTATATTACAAGGAACAGCTCAATCTGCTATATCTATAAGAAACATTATTCCTGTAGAAGACTACGCTTCTAAAATTGCTCCTATAATAAACAATCTTCAACCAAACATAAACTTAGAATCTTTTTCTAATGCTATGTTTGAAAGAAACAATTTTAGCAACAAAGATGTATTTATGGATTATGTTCCTTTTGCAAATCCTTCTAAATTAGAAAGAGATGAAATTTTGGATCCTAATACAGGAGAAACTGAAATATTGTATTATATACCAGCATTTAAACAAACTAAAGGTTCGCAGAAAGGATTGCTAGTTTTAAATGATAAATATAATTCATTTCAACTAGGTTCTGATTTTATTAAAGTTCCTAAAGTGATAACAGCTAGAGATGGAAGTAAAGTTAATATAGCTACAAGAAGAGAAGTTGTAGCTAAAGATTATGTATTAATGAAACAAAAAGGATCGCAAGATCTTTATGATGCATATTATTACAAGAAGGTATATACAACTAACTTAGATGAGTATGGCAATCTTATTCCATTAATAACTCCTACTGTTAATAAAGAAACAGGTGAGATTTTATATAATTATTATTATAAACAAGTTAATGTATATGGAGATGGTAATAGAGCTGTAGAATTTAATACAAGTTTCACTCCTTCTGTTATTAATAATGGTTCTATAACAATTCAAGAAGAGCTTTCAGATGATGAGATAGTAAATCAATTTGCTCCACAGATTGCAGAAGAAGTTGTACCTTTACAAACAGAGGAAGTAGTACAAACAGGAGAACAATTAGATTTGTTTACAGAAGAAGACTTAGGTCTTAATACAGATTTTAACCAAGATGATTTTAAATGCTAATGGCAATAAAAATAATAAATTATGAGTTGTGATTTAGGTATACAAAGAATAACAAAAAAGGTTTTAAATAATAAACCTTGGTTTGAATATCAAGAAGGGGATAAATATATTCGTATAATAGATTCTCCTAATGGAAAAATTAATCAAAGCAACTATAAAGGTGTAGCTGATACAACAGCTAATGCTATTAATAAAGCAATAAATGAGGGTTATAAGAATATAGGAGATATTGCTTATTCTATATTTTTAAATGGAAAAGGTGTTGTGGAATTAAATCCTTCTAAAAAACAATTAGATTTATTAAATGCTCAAAGAGAAGAAGAAATAGCAGAAATACAACAAGAAGTAGATGAAGAAAATCAAATAAAGGAATTTGATAAACTTAATCAAGAAGCTAATATAAATATTGAAGAAGGTGAAATTTCACCTATGTTACAGTTACAAAAAGAAGGACAGAAAGCTGCTTCACCACAACTAATTAAATTGATGAAGGAATTCATTAAACAAATTGGTGTTGACTATAAACTAGTTGAGAACATTGTTGTAAATGGAAAGAAACAAAATGCCAATGGTGTAGCTCTTATAATGCAGAAGCTTATTCAAGTGGTAGAAGGACAAGAAGATGTTGCTCTACCAGAAGAAGCTATGCACTTTGCTGTAGAGATTATTAAACAAACCAATCCTAAATTATATCAACAACTCCTTAAAGAAATCAATGATCATTCAAAATTGAATGAAGTGATTGCTTTATATGGAGATCATCCATTATATCAAAAAGATGGAAGACGTGACATAGCTAAACTTAAAGAAGAAGCTATTGCTCAAGTGTTAGCAGATAGAATGGAAGATGTTTTAGCAAGAAGTTTTTGGCAAAGGATTCTTGATTGGTTAACTCCTAGATTCTTAAAAGCTGGTTTTGATAAAGCTTCTATGGATGTATTGGCAGGTAGACTAGCAAGTGTAGAAGACATTGATGTTTCTAAAGCAAGTGCTTATTTCCAATTACAAAAAGGAGAACAAGTGTTTAATGATTTATTAGAAACCTCTAAGAGAATAGGAACAAATGATGGTGTATACGAATTAGATGGTATAAAATCTGTTAAAAGAGTTTCTGAGTTTGCAAAAGAATTTTACGAAAGAATATTTCCACAAATAGGTAAGACAGCATTTGAGGATGCTGTAAATACATTAAAGGCAGAAAAAGGAACTGCAGGGCATGCTGATATTGAACATGCTTTAAAGGTGCTTGTAGATCCAGAAACAGGATTATTGAGAGATCAAATGTTAGATGATGAAGATTATGTTTCAGAACTTAATCCTAATAATAGGAGAATGTACGAAATTCTTAGAGATAATCTACAAGAACGTCTTTTATCAATTGATGAAAAATCTCCAGGAACTAGATTCATGTCTGAGGTTAAGATATTTGATAAGAAAAGAAAAATAGCTGGAACTGTAGACTTTATTGCTGTCACTCCTGAGGGTAAAGTGACTATACTTGACTGGAAGTTTATGGATCTTGATACAGATAAGTATGAAGATATTCCTTGGTATAAAGTAGAAGCTTGGAGAATACAGATGGGTAAATACAAAGACATTGTAGCTACTAATTATAATGTAAAGAGTCAAGACTTTGATCAAACAAGAATGATTCCTATATTAGCTAAATACACAAAAGCTGATTTTGAAAAAGAAATTCTTCCTAGACTTTTAGAAGTAAAAATAGGAAGTGTAAATGTTCAGAACATCCAAGAAGATTACTTACTTCCTTTGGGAACAATGGATGAAAAAACAGGAAATAAAAAAATTGATAAGTTAATAGAGAAATTTAATGCTACATACAGAAAGCTTGCTGAAGAGAAAGTTAATGAATCTGAAAGATCAAGTAAAGCTGAGCAATTAAATTCTTTATATAAAGCTATTAGACATTTACAAATTAAAGGAAATGTTGTTCCATTAATTAATCAAGCAAAGATATTGAACAAACAAGTTTCAATGTTGTTGAAAAGATATAAAAATGACTTTGAGGGCAAAGAACCTTCAGAGGTAGATGCTGATAAGATAAATGCATTTGCAGGAATGATTAGAATACATCTTGAAGCATTGCAGCCTTATCTAGATCTTAAACAACTAGGAGCATTGCTTACTGATGAGACAGAAGAAAATGATAAATTAAAACTAGACCTTAGTGCTACTAGAGATAAAGTTGAAGATTTTATATCTGAACTTGAAGAACTAGATGAAACATTTGGAGAGAAGTTTAATAACACTAGCTCTACGCCAGAGAAGGTGGTAAAAGGTATTAGTAAATGGTTTTCTAGTATTTCTACAATACAGGTTGCAAACATTCAAACATTATATAAACTTGCTAATAAAGCGTTTGGTTTAGCTAATATAGAAACTACTGAACAAGTAAAAAGATTAAATAATTTAAAAGATGATTATCAAAAATGGGCATCTGCTAGAGGATTGAACGTTGGTGATTATTTTAATATTCTTATGAAAAAAGATAAGAATGAATTAATTGATCAATATTCTAGTGACTTTTATACTGAACTAAAATCAAGAATAGCTAAAAAAGATTATGAGTGGGTACTTGAAAACATTAATAAAGATTTATATAGAGCACATTTAGAAGAAGTAACTGAGAAAGAAATACAAGAAATATTATCAAAGCCTAGAGTTGGTACAGAAGAAGAAGTAAAAGCTTCTATAAAAAGAGACATGGCTAAGGTTTATAATAAATATGATCTTTCAAATAGAAACTCTAATGGATGGATGATATATAAAGAAGTTAAACAATTTCCAATAGTAGATAAATGGGAATCTGCAGAATGGAAAGAACTTACTAAACCTGAGAATGCTCCAGCTAAAAAATTCTATGATTATATTGTAGAAAGAAATAAATATTTTCAATCAGTAGGATATTTAAATGGCAAGGCTGCTAGAAGATTTCTTCCATGGATAAGACAAGGTTTTACAGAAGGACTTGTATTTGATGGTAAATCTAGAGGACTAGGTGAACAATTTCTTAGAAACATATCAATGGATGAAAATGAAGTTGGATATGGACAACAAGATCCTGTTACAGGTGAGTTAGTAAATTCTATTCCTAAATATTTTACAAAAGATCTTGGAGAGGGTTATTCTACAGATCTTTTTAAAACAATGGCTTTGTATAATGAATATGCTATTAAGTTTAAAAACTTAAAAGATATTGAAGAAAGAAGTTTACAGCTATTAAGAATAGAAAGAAATAAAAAATCTATAATGACTTCGACATTTGGTTCTTTGCTAAAAGAAGGAGATGATTTAAGATTTAATCCTAATAACTTAGAGAATTCTAAGCTTCTAGAAGACATGATTAAATCTGTTGTATATCAACAGAAGTATGTTCAAAGTGAAGTTTTTGATATGGCCCTTGGTAAAATATCTGGATTTGGTAAATCGCTTAATGAAAAATTAGGAATGAATATATTTCCAGAAAATTTAGAAGAAAGACAATTATCAGCAAATAAATTTTTAGATGCATTAAATACACAGTTTCAAATAACTACATTAGGACTAAATCCTTTGTCTGCTATTTCTAACTTATTTGGTGGAACAGCTAATGGATTAATTAATGCTGGTAAGTATTTTACAAAGACAGATTTTTTGAAAACACAAACGTGGATGCTTGCAGGTAAAATGACTAGAGGAGAAGACAGACAAAAAGCATTAGCTGCTCTTGATTATTTTGCTCCTTTTGTTGAAAGTTATAATAGAAATGCTGCAAGAAAACTTTCATTAAATAAACTTGATGAACAAGGAGTGCAAGATTTCTTAATGTTCTTAATGAGAAATGGAGATGAAGCTGTGCAAGCTTTAAATTTCTACACATTCCTTAAAAACACAATTGTTGAAGATGGAAAAATAATTAATGCAAGAGAGTATTTAAGAAATACAGATGAGTATAAAGCTTTTTATTCTGGAACACAAGAAGAAAGAAAAGCAAGATCTGATAAATTTGAAAAAGACGTAAAAGAATTAATTGAAACTAAAGGAGTGCTACAACTAGGAGAAGTTATAGATGGTGAGTTTGTTATTCCTGGTGTAGATAAAAAATCTGATTCTGTAATAGAACTTAGAAGACTTGTACAAAGTTTTACAGCAGATGCTCTTGGTTCTATGAGTGAAGAAAATAGAAGACTTATAAACATGAATGTATATACATCTTCTATGATGGTATTTAAAAACTGGATTCCTAGACTTGTTGATATGCGTATTGGTGATTTAAAATACAATGCTGCATCAGATGCTTACGAATGGGGAAGAATGAGAATGATATTTAATATATTATCTAAAGACTTTTTTAAATCAGTTAAAAATCTTACATCTGCAATTGCAGGCAATGATGATGTTTGGTTAGAACAAGTTAGAACATTATACGAAAGAAAGCAAGCAGAATATGAAGCTAATACAGGAAAGAAACTTGAAATGACAGAAGATGAGTTCATAGCTCTTGTAAATCAAAATATTAAAAATCAAGCAGTAGATGTAATTATTCTATTAAGCTTAATATCTTTATTAGCATTATTAAAAGCAGCTGCTCCTGATGATGATGAAGAAGCTATTGTTAAAAATCAATATAAGTTTTTACTTAAAGCAACAGATAAGTTAACAGATGAGCTTATGTATTTTTATAAACCTACAACTCCTATTGATTTGATTGGAGGTAAAGGAGGTATATTCCCTTCTATAGGACTTTTAGAAAATTATAGAAAGTTTTTTACAAATTTTCTTTCTGAAAATTATGGAATAATTACTGATAATGATGAGATACAAGATGATGCCACTCCAATTAAATATTTAATGAAATCATTCCCTATATCAAATCAAGCAGCTGGATATCTACCAATGTTTTATCCTGAACTTGCAAAGGATCTTGGAATAAAAATGCAGTCACAATATGGCATAAGATAATAATATAACTTTATGCTATATTATGGGCAAAACTTTAAATATCATCGAAAATAATAATATAGAAATGTCTATTTTTGCTTATACTAAAGATTATAAAATGAAATCATTCTTTCTGAACGTGTTAGCAGGACTAACGTTGTTCTTTGCCCCTATCACTGGACTAATTGTAGCAGTTGGACTTGTAATTATGTTTGACACATTCACAGGAATTTATAAATCTGTGAAGCTAAAAGGCTGGTGTTCTATTCGTAGTAGAAAACTTTCTCAAATAATTAGTAAACTAGTTCTTTATGAGCTTTCAGTTTTAGTATTATTTCCAATAGATAAATTTTTATTAAATGAATTCTTTTTAAGTTTTGTTTCAATTAATTTCTTTGCTACAAAACTTGTATGTATATTTCTTATTGTTGTAGAAATAACATCAATTAAAGAAAACATAGAAGAAGCATTGAAAATTGATATATTGAAAGCTGTTAAACGTTTTCTTAGTAGAGCAAAAGAGATTTCTAACGATGTTGATGATATAAAAAATTAATATGAAATTTGATTATAAATATATTGTAATTATAATCCTTGCAATCATCATTATATTAATGAGAAGCTGTGAGTCTACAATTGTTCCTAAAGAACCAGTTGTCATAACTAAATATGATACTATATGGAAGAAAACAATTGACACAATCATCAAGAAGGTCACTGTAGATAAAATACAATACGTTCCTTTTGAGAAAATTATATTTGCTAATGTAGAAGAATGCATGAAAGAATATAACAGAAGAACAACATATAAAGACACAATAGCTTTAGACAGTCTTGGAACAATAACAGTTATAGACACAGTGTTTCAAAATAGTCTTAAAGAAAGAACCATCTTCAAAAACTATAAGATACCTCTTGTCACTAAGACAACTACAATTATAAAACAACAAGATCCTAAAAGACAATTGTATATAGGAGGTAACTTGTTTGGTGACAGGAGAACCCTACAATCATTTACCCCTGGTGTCTTATATAAAGACAGGAAGGACAGAGTATATCAAGCTAACGTTGGTGTGAATTTTGATGGAACATTAATATTTGGTGTTGGTACATATTGGAAAATCAACTTAAATAAAAAATAATAAACCATGAGAACAAGTGTAAATGGTCTTAGTCTGATTAAAGAGTTTGAATCTCTACATGATGGAGATTCTTCTATGATTGGGCTTCAACCTAAGATGTGCCCAGCTCAAGTTTGGACAGAAGGATATGGAAGAGCTATGAGAAACAAGAATGGTCAGTTCTTAAAAGGAACCAAAGACAAACAAGAAGCTTACGCTAACATTACAATAGATAACAAACAAGAAGCTGAGAAAGCACTTGTTGAAGATCTTGGTGTATTTGAAAGAATAGTTTCATCTAAAATAAAAATCTCATTAACACAAAATCAATTTGATGCTCTTGTTAGTTATACATATAATACAGGAGGATCAGATACATTATTTAAACTTATTAATCAAAAAGCTCCTAAAGAGCAAATACAAAAATGGTTTGAAACAAAATACATTACAGCTGGTGGTGTTAAGCTAGCAGGACTTGTTAGAAGAAGAAAAGCAGAATCAAATTTATATTTTAAATAATGGCAAAGGTAACCAACACAGTACAAAAACGTGTAATACCAGACATCAGTCGTCCTGGTATACATTCTAAATCACAAACATCTAACTTAAAATCTTCTAAAAACTACAAGAAGCTTTATAGAGGGCAAGGAAAAGTATAATGGAATGGCAATTACAAATAGCATTCCATTGGCCACATGATAGACTAGCTTTAGGTTGGGAGATTATGTATGCTGATGAAAAATATAATTTTGACACATATGTTCTATATGTTGGAATTATGACAATGACACTAGACGTATGGAAGTAATATATCAAGGAACAGTATAATGAATGTAGTATATCAAGGAAAAATTGCTTTAGATTGTAGTACAAAAATTGTTTGTACAACTACATCTATGGAAATTTCTTTAATTGTTATAAATAATATAAACTCTAATTATACACTAACAGTTAATAGATTTGAAACAGGTCCTGGTATACATGAAATTCCTATTTATAGGTTTGATCTTGATGCTGGAGATTCTGTAAGAGACACAACTATTTATACGCTTTCTCAAGGAGATTATCTACGTTTAGAATCTACACAACTTGACACAACGTATTACATTTCAGCAGAAACAACATGATACAAGTATACGATAAATATGGAAAGATAAAATCTTCAGGACTTCCTGGAACTGGAACAGTTACATCTTTTTCTGCAGGAAATCTTTCTCCTTTGTTTAATTCTGTAGTAACATCTCCTACAAGTACACCTAATATTTCTTTTTCTAAAATATCACAAGCACAAAAATTATTTTATGCTTCTCCTAATTCAGGAAGTGGTCTTCCTTCTTTTAGAACAATACAGGCTAGTGATCTCCCTTCTTTATCTGGAACCTATGTTCCTATATCTAGAACATTGACAATTAATGGTGTAACATTTGATTTGTCAGCAGATAGAACTTGGACTATTAGTAGTCTTCCTTCTCAAACAGGAAACAATGGTAAATATTTACAGACAGATGGTACAAATGCTAGCTGGCAGACAGTCGATGCTCTTCCAACACAAACAGGAAATAATGGTAAGTTCTTAACAACAGATGGCACAATAGCAACTTGGGCAACCATACCTCTTCCTACACCAGCTGCTCTTACAAAAACAGATGATACAAATGTCACTCTTACATTAGGTGGTTCACCATCTACAGCATTATTAGCTGCTACAAGTCTTACATTAGGATGGACAGGAACTCTTGCAGATAGTAGAATAGCAAGTGCAACAGTTTGGAATAGCAAAGAACCTGGAATAACACCAGGTACAATATCTGAATATTGGAGAGGTGATAAAACTTGGCAAACATTTCCAACAATACCAACTGTTGGTACTTGGGGAGCATTAAACTATCCAACATGGACTACAGGCACGCCATTTGTTATAATGACAGCAGCTGGTACATTTGCTTTAGATACAACTACATATATTACGTCAGCAATAACTTCTTTAAATTCTTTGACAGGAGCTACACAAACAATGGTTGCAGGTACAAGTGGAACTGATTTTGTTGTCAATTCAACAGGAACTACACATACATTTGATTTACCTACAGCAAGTGCAACATCAAGAGGAGCTTTAAGTTCTGCAGATTGGACAACCTTTAATGATAAACAGAATGCATCTACAAGAAGAAATGCAAACAACTCTACTAACAATAATATAAACTATTGTGGTGTGGCTTTAGGAACAGGTGTGAGTGAAAGTGCAACAGTGTGGACAATAACAAGATTAACAATAGGAGCAAGTGGTTCAATAACCATTGCAACTGCTACAAACGTAGCTTGGACAGATAGAGAAATAGCAATATATACATAAAAAATAAAAATTATGCCAATTACAAGTACAAACCCAATTGAAGTAGATGGAAATGTTTACCCATATTTTATGGTAAATTTAGCAATATCACCATTGGTTAAACCAACTGATATAGGTGGTAGTGTAGCTATGCGTTTAACACCTTATAGAGTGTTAGAAGATGGAAGCTCAGTGAGTCTTCCTGACAATTCTATTCCTATAACATACATGGATGTTTTTGAAAGTGGAGATTCTGCTGCAACAACAGCTACAGTTACTATTATGGGAGCATTGCAGCAGTTTATAATTGATAAAAATTTATAATAAATGCCAATAAGATTTGCAGTAGCTACAGGTAATTTTAATAATCCAGCAATTTGGGACAATGGTGTTGTTCCAACAACTGCTGATGATCTATATGCAAATAACTTTACTGTTACCATAAATGGAACATATACAGTACAGACTATAAGAAATACAGCTTCTCCTATTTCTATTCCTAATATTGCAACTCCTGCAATGACTTCTAATAGCACTCCAAGTGGGATAGTTTTTGCATCTTCTCAAACTGGAGCTAACCTTTCTTGGAATGCTTTTTCTCAAGATTCTAACACTACATTTTGGCAATCAGGTACAGGTAATACAGGAACATTAGGTTATCAATTTCCAAGTGGAAAAGTTATAAAGAGATATATTCTTAGAATGATTAGTTCTACTACATTATCATTTCCAACTGCTTGGACATTCCAAGGTTCAAATGATGGTATTTCTTATACAACATTAGATACAGTTACAGGTGCTGTAATATCATTAGGTGGTAATTATGTAAGTAGTGTTTTAGCTAATATAACATCTTATACATATTACAGAATAAACATAACAGCTGTAGTATCAGCAGGAACACCACCAACTATTGGAGAATTTGAATTAACAGAATCTACAGCTAGTGTATATGGAGGCGCAGCAGGAGGGCAATTCATATATGCTAATGGAGGTGATTTAACTTGTACTTCTTCTCCTGCTATTGTTGTAGGAGCAGCATCAGTCCCAGTTTTAGAAATGACTTTACCAAGTCCAAATATAGGTACTTTTACTGGTAGCATGTTAACTCTTACAAATACTGGTAGTTTTTTTGCTATCAGGCATTCAAGTACAGGAACATTAAATCTGAATGGTAATTATAGTATTGATGGTACTACTGGTAGATCAATGATTTCAGTAACACTTACAGGTACGCTTAATATTGTTGGTAATCTTACTTCTACTAATAATGCAGGTAATAATATTAATACTTTAGTAATGAATACTGGAGGGACTATTAATATAACTGGTAATGTTACAGGTTCTACAAATCCAGCCACATCATCAAGTCCTGTTTTTGCAAGTTCTGGAAATATAAATATTACAGGAAATACAACAGGAGTAACATCACCAGCTGTTGCATTATTTGGAGCAGTTAATTATACACAAATAGGGAACGTAAATGGTTCAACAGCTCAAGCAGCTATTTTTAATATAACAACAGCTGCTACAATATCAGTAACAGGAATAATTACAGCAGGCACAGGAGGACCAGCGATATATTCATCATTTGCTCTTACGTCAGGATATGCGTCAGGTACTTTTGTGAAGGTATCAGGCAATGTAGTTAATACAAATAATGTTATGGCTATTGTAGCACCAAGAGTGACAATAGACACAAATACATCAAGTTGGTTATTTCAAATAAGTACAGGTGGTAACAGAACATTATATGCAGCAGGTGTGCCTTTAGGTAATCCTGCAATAGGAGATGTTAGACTTGGCACAGTATATGGGGCATCAAGTGAACTTACAGGTACATTAGCTATGCCTATACCTGCAACAGTGCTATTAGGTGTATTAACTGATGCAACAACAGGAACACTATTAATGACACCAGCAGACTTTTGGAATTATTTAATTTCAAGTGGTTTCACTACTGATAGTATTGGAGACAGATTACAAAATGCTGCTACAGTAGCAACAACAGGAGGTCAAATAGCAAGTTATAATATATAAAAATATTTAATTATGGCAGTAAGATATGCAGTGGCATCTGGTAACTGGAGTAGTGGAGCTACTTGGAATGGAGGTACTGTACCAACAAGTGCAGATGACGTGTATGCTAATACATTTACTGTTACTATTGATGGCACATTCACTGTATTATCAGTTAGAAACACAGCATTGGCTTCTCCAGTAATTACAGTGGGTGGTCAATTTATATATGCAAACAATGGTAATCTAACTTGTACTGCAACAATTCCTTTTTATTCTGGAATAGCATCTTTGGCAGTTATTGAAATGACATTAGCTGCTGGTAATACAGCCACATTTAATGGAAGTTCTTTAGTTAGTTCTGGTACTCTTATAGCAACAGCAACAGCAGGTATAAGATCATCAGGTACTGGCACTTTAAATATAAATGGTAGTTTTACAACTGATTATGGAGGTGGTTCTGGAAGTAATAATAAAAATATTATTCAAGTTACTGGTAATGGAACAGTCAATGTTGTAGGAAATTTAATTAATAATAGTGCAAATGCAAATAATAATGCTATTATTACAATTACAAGTACTGCAACTGGAGCTGTTGTAAACTGTACAGGAAATATAACTTCAAATAGCACAAGTGCAGGAATAGGTGCTTCTGTTGTTGCTGTTAATGCAGGAACATTTAATGTTACTGGAAATTTATTATCATCAACTTCACCATCAGTATTTACAACAGGAGGAGCAGTTAATGTAATTGGCAATGTTACAGGAGGAACTACTCAACCAGCTATTATAAATGGTACAGCAGCAGCTAGTATTTCAGTTACAGGAATAGTTACAGTAGGTTTTGGAGCACCTGCTATTTATTCAAATTTTGCTTTAACAAGTGGGTATGCTTCAGCAACCTATGTAAAAATAAGTGGAAATGTTATAAACACATTAAATAACATGGCTGTTGTTGCTCCTAGAGTTACTATTGATAGTAATACTTCTAGCTGGTTATTTCAAATATCAACTGGAGGAGATAGGATTTTATATGCAGCTGGAGTACCATTAGGTAATCCTATAGTAGGTGATGTTAGATTTGGCACTATTTATGGTGCATCAAATGAGTTAACAGGAACAATGAGAGTTCCATCTGCAGCAAATGTATTACAAGGAGTTTTAGTAGATAACACTGTAGGTACATTACTTATGACACCTGCTCAGTGTTGGAACTACTTAATATCATCAGGGTTTGTAGCAAACAGTATTGGTGATAGATTACAGAATGCTAGTACAGTGGCAACAACTGGTGCACAACTAGCATCATATAATATTTAATAACAAATAAAAATTATGAAAACAATAAGAGAATTTTTAGTCAAAAACTTTGTACTTGACTACACAATTAATCTGTTTGGAAAAATGTACAATGCTCCTAGAGCAAGTAGAATTATATATCCTTTAATGGTTATAACAGGGTGGTTTGCTGTAACTAATCCTGATTATCCAACACCTACATTCTTTATATGGGTGTTGTATGCATTGTTAGCAACAGCCTTGTTTTTTGGATTTATATATTTTAGATTTTATCCTGCAAAATGGGAAGAGTTTGATAAGTTTCAGAAGTTTCAATATGGATTTTATCCATATGCAAATTTAACAAAAAGTCAATATCAAGAATGGCTTAAAATATGTAAAGAAATACAAAAATAATTTAATATCTTTGTAATTAAAATAAAAAAATATGAGTACATTTATAGAATTATTGAAAACTATGTCAACTTTCTTTACAAGTTTTCCACAGATATTCTTCAAAGACTTCTTTAAAGAACGCAGATACCTACATTTTTCTTTATCAATAGTTATTGTATTAGCTTCTTTTATATTTGCATATCATTTCATGAACTTTGATGGTGGACCTTTTTGGGTTTATGTAGTAATAGGATGGTTTCAAGGATACACTATGAACTGGGCAAGAGAATGGTATTACAATTACAAATCTAAATATGAAATACCATTTGACTATTTAGATATATATGCAGGAGCATATGGAGGAATAATAGCATCGATAATTTATTTACTAATAATATAACAAGAAATAAAATGGCAATACCATCTAGACAGATAGGTTGGGGAACAGAATCAAACCTATTGTGGCAAATACTAAAACAGCTTAATAAACTAACAAGTGTATTGTTTGGTTTAAAAGAAGCAGCTACACCTAATTATAAAGTGTTTACAGCTTTATTAACACAGAGTGGGGCAAGTAGCCCTGATGTGTTAAGTGGTGGGGATTTAATAATAGGAAGAACTTATCGTATAAAAGATACAGGTTCTGGATTTGATTTTACAAATGTTGGTGCACCTAATAATGATTATGGAACATGGTTTGTAGCTACAGGAACAACTCCTACTTCTTGGGCAGATGGACAATTAATTTATGACATAGGAGCCCCAACAGCAATAGTGCTAGAAAATACAATAGGAAATATTTGGTTTGAATATTCTTCAGCAGGTACATATATATGTAGATCTAATGATTTATTTACAATAGACAAAACCACTGTTTTTATAAGTGATACAGTTAATACTAAATCATCTACAGATCCTTTACAAATGAGAGTGTTGTGTTCTCTTGATAAAAATGTTCAACCAGGTTATTTAGTTATATACACAGGAACAGTTAGTATATCTTATGAGGATAATATAATATGTAATGATGGTGGTGATCAATATGCTGTAACATTTGAAATAAGAGTGTACAACTAATAAATATAGAAAGAAAGAAATGGCAATAGGTAATAGACAAATAGGTTGGTCTCAAGAAGATAATCTCTTATGGGAAATATCAAAACAACTTGATAGGATGAATTCTATTATTTGCACTGGTCCTTGCCCTACTACTACCACTACCACTACACCAACTCCTACTACCACTACTACATCAACTACATTACCACCTACAACAACAACGACCACATCAACAACAACTTGTTTAAATTGTGTTGAAGCTCCTGTTACAATAGGAACACAAACTTGGACAAAATGTAATTTAGATGTAACTACATATAGAAATGGTGACCCAATACCAGAAGTAACAGACCCTGCAGCTTGGGCAGCATTAACAACTGGTGCATGGTGTCACTATGCAAACAACACTGCTAATGGTACAATTTATGGTAAATTATACAATTGGTATGCAGTAAATGACCCAAGGGGATTAGCACCTATTGGACAACATATTCCAACAGATGCTGAATGGATCACATTGACAGACTTTTTAGGAGGAGCAACTGGAGCTGGTGGTAAAATGAAAGAACAAGGATTGTGTCATTGGCAAACTCCCAATACAGGAGCAATCAATAGTAGTGGCTTTACAGGTTTTGGAGCAGGTTTTCGTGTTAGCTCTGGTCTATTTGCCAATCTTAACACCAGTACTTGGTTTTGGAGTTCAACAGAGAATGGTGCTTCACTTGCTTTTTCTCGATCCATGTCTTCTAGCAACAGCAATGTCAGCATAGGCTCCAGCAATAAGAAGAATGGTTTGTCAATTCGTTGTATAATAGATTAAAAATAAAAAATGGCTATACCAAATAAACAAATTGGATGGAGTGGAAGAGCTAACCTATTATGGGCTATTTCAAAACAGCTTGATATATTAAATACTCAAATGTGTACAGGACCTTGTCCTACTACCACTACTACTACTACAGTTATTCTACCTCTCAGAATGCTTTTTTCTAATATAATACAGGTGGATGCTATTGTTGGTGACTCATCTAATGTAGCAAACTGGAACACATATTTCGATCTTCCATCATTTGGAACACCATTTACATCTGTTAGTATTACAGGTGATGAAGTGAAACTTTATGGAGGTTCTAACATCATTATTAAAGAAATGTTATTTGACCAAGAAGATGAACTTGGATCATATTTATTAGAAGTAGATGATGGTGCTGGTTGTATTGTAGAAGTTGAATATGGTGGATTTGGATCTACTAATTATGTAGGATGTACAAATGTTAGTTATATGAGTCTTCCTAATTTATTAATTGCAGGCGAATATGCATTTTCTCTTTTAGGTTATCAGATTCCTTCATTATCTGTTAATTTACCAAGTTTAACTACTGCTGGTGAATATTGTTTCTACTATTGTAAATCATTAACAACAATTAATTTATCATCTTGTACAAACTTAGGTGGGACAGTTGGTGATGATAAAGTATTTAATTTAATCTTCAGTAACAGTATAACTGCAACATTTAATCCTATTTTATTAACAAATAATAATGGGTCATCTGATGGAGATATACATTATTTAGGTATGAATAATAGTTTAATGATAAATGGACAACCTTACATACCATTTACAGGATATTCAGGTGATTTAACCATTGAGTTTTCTGACATCATATTTGCAGATGTATTAGTAGGAGATGCTACTAATGTAGGAGATTGGAACACATTCTTTGACTTTCCTTACTGTTCAATACCTTTTACTGGTGTAACCATTTTTGGGAACAATGTAATATTAAAAGGTGGTGAAAATATTTCATTTATAAGTGAAAAGTTTAAAGACAAAGTTGAAATCGTTTCAATTGTAGACCAAGGATGTGTTGTTTATTCAGGTTCTTATTGTTTTGTAGAGTGTTATGGTTTAATAACAATAGAGTTACCTCAAATAACTACTATTAGTGATAATTGTTTTAGATCGTGTTCGAATTTAACAACAGTAGATTTACCTGAACTAACTACAGCAGGTGATAATAGTTTTATATTTTGTTTTGGTTTAACAACAGTAGATTTACCTCAACTAATTACTGCTGGTGTGGGTTGTTTTAGCACTTGTTCATTCGTAGAAACAATTAATTTACCAAGTTTAACCATTGCTGGTAATGGGTGTTTCTACCAATGTATATCATTAACAACAGTTAACCTACCATCTTGTATAAATTTAGGTAAAACAGTAGGAGATAATGCTGTATTTGTTTTAATACTTGGAAAAACAATAACACTAACAGTACCATCAGCTTTAACGACTTGTAATAGTGGTAATCCAGATGGAGATATCCAATACCTACAAGCAAATAATACAGTAACAATCGTAACAGTTTAAAAATAATAAACCAAAACCAACTACATTATGAAAGAATTAAAATTTATTCAGGCTTGTCCTAGTGATATTTATTACACATGGCAAGTGAACTTATGGATGGAAAGTCTTAAAGAAATAGGACATTCTGACAAAGCAATCAACTTAATCTTTTCTGCTAAAGGAAGAGAAAACACAGAAAAATGGAAACAGATAGAAGATCTATATCCAGAAGCAGAGTTCCACTTCTATGAAGATGAAGATGATTTGAATAAATTAATTGGAATATATATTCCTGTATTAAGACCATATGTTCTTTGGAAACATTTCAAGAAACATCCAGAATTAAGTGATTGTGCTATATTCTATTGTGATTCAGACATTCTGTTTATGAAGGATTTCAATGTGGATCAGTTTTTGGAAGATGATGTTAACTACCTATCAGATACAAACAGTTATATTAACGCTAAGTATTTTGATAGTAAGATACATCAAGTGCTACCAGAGAAACTGGAAGAGTATAAAACAAGAGATGTTCTTGCTGAGATAGCAAGTGTTGTTGGAATAAGCAGAGAAATAGCTGAAGCTAATAATGATCATTCAGGAGGAGCTCAATATCTATTAAAGAATGTAGATGCTGACTTCTGGAGTAAGGTGATGAATGATTGTATTCTTATAAGAACCTATTTACAACAAGTGAATAGAGAATTCTTTAAAGATGAAAACGCTGGATTCCAAAGTTGGTGTGCTGATATGTGGGCAGTCCTTTGGAATATATGGGTAAGAGAACAAGAAACTAAAGTGGTGAAGGAACTAGCATTTGCTTGGGCTACAGATCCAATCATTAAATTAGATACACACACCATCTTTCATAATGCAGGGATAGTTTCTGAGACAGGTAATGGATACCCAGCTTTTTATAAAGGCAAATATCACATGGGAACAGATCCAACAAAAGATCCTAACTTAGATATGATTCTTAATAATGAACAATCAAAAAAATATTGCACGTGGTTTTATGCCACTAAGCTAAACGAAATAAAAGAAAAATATAACTTAAATTATTAAATATAATGCCTACATTTATCAAACCTGGCTTTTGGAATAAAAAAAGAAATAAATTAGCTGGAGAGCTTAATTTAGATTTATTAATTCAAGATAATTCTTCTGGAGCTAATTATAAGTCATATGTTGCTTTAGTTACTCAAGTAGGAACATATCCTATTATTTCTAGTGGCACACCTTTAGTAATAGGAGTTACTTATATGGTATCATATTTAGCACCAGGGGACGATTTTTCAAATGTGGGATATGTTGCAACTGACGTTCCTTTTGTAGCAACAGGTACTACTCCTACAACTTGGACAAATGGTTCTGAATTAATAGAGCCAATTTCTTCTGTTCTTCCTACCTTTGAAATAATTGAAAACACTTTAGGAATAATATTAACTCCTTCTATTAGAACTAATAGTAGTTTTTTTTTAGATAGTAACTTACCTGTATTTTTACAAAATAAAACTTTTGTGTCTCCACAATCTTTTATGAGTACTGGTTTTCTTTTTCAAGGAGGTGGATTAGTTAGAATAAATGATTCTCAATTAGCATTATCAGGATTTACTATAGGAGATGTAATGCCATTTACAATAAAAATAGAAGTGTACAATTAATAATAAATATTAACAATTAAATATAAAATAAAATGACACCAAACAAACGTGACTTAAAAGCGTATTCTCGCTTTGATGGAACTGGTAGAATCGTACCAGGAAGTACTGTACTTAGACGTAATAAACCTAAGAATGGTAATTGGAAAGAAGTACAAGCATATGAATGCTGTGTACCTTCTACAGAAACTTCATATAGATGCTGTATAGCAATACAAGCTGTTGCAGATAGTGAAACTGGATTGTATGGATTTACATTAGATACTAAAAATAATGGAGGACCTAATTTAACAGGAAGTATTCAATGGACATCTACAGTGAGTGAGAGTTTTTCTCTTGCTGCTGGTGGAAGTTATGATTTTGAATATGATTTAGAAGGTGTAATTCCTCACACTGTATATCTATGTATAGATAATCCTTCTCAACTTCAAGATTTTGAAATTGGGTTTGGTCCTGGTAATTCTGTAGCAATAAGTAACCTTTATCAACTAGAGGGTATTGATGAATGGGATGGTGATAATATGGAATTCAATTCTTTAGATTTTACAGGCATCACTACTATTACACAGCTATATAACATTGGTACAGGATTAGTACATATAAACATTACAGGTTGTGTAAACTTGAATGATCTTGAGGTGATGGACAATGCTTTAACAGAAGCTTCTGTAGATCATATACTCATCACTCTTGATGATAATGGTCTGAGTAATGGATATGTTGAACTTGTTGGTGGCACAAATGCTGTTCCAAGTGCTGCAGGACTTTTAGCTAAAACAAGCCTAGAAGGTAAAGGATGGGATGTAATTGTTAACGTTTAAAATTTAAATATCATGTCAATAAGAAAAGTAACTCCAGAAGAAAAAGCAATTAGAGATGCTCAAGATAAAAGATTCTCTGATTTTATTAAAGAAGGAATGACTCGTGAAGAAGCAAAAGCTGCTTCAGAGGCTAATAGAAATAAATAAAAATCATGGCAACAAATAACAGACCACTAAAAGCATATGTTAGGTTTGATGGTACAGGTAGAATTGTACCTAGTAGTCTTATATTACGTAAAAACAAACCTAAAGTGGGTAAATGGCAAGAGATTCCAGCATACGAGTGCTGTAATCCTACTACCACTAGCACAACAACTGCTGCTCCAACTACTACTAGTACGACCACAGCAGCACCTTAATCATGGCAACAAGTAGTAACAAGCTTAAAGCTTTTGTAAGATTTGATGGAACAGGACGTATTATACCAAGTAGTTTAATTGTACAAGCATTTAAACCAAAGGTTGGTAATTGGCAAGAAATAGATGCAAATGAATGTTGTAACTATATACCAATCACTACCACTACCACAACTACATCTGAAGCTAAACGTTTTCAAGATTTAGTATATAGAGCTGAGAAGAGTTCAAATGCTTGTGATCGAGTAGGAGGAGGTGTAATTTTTGTATCAGGTGATGGAACAACTTTTTGTAATTCAACTATTCTTACAGGTAATGAATTTGGTAATTTACCACCAGGACAACTCTCTATATCATATGATGGTCAGGTTAGAACAGCTAACCATGGAGCAGAACAAAAGTTTGTAACATTTATTACTGGATGTAGTAATTGTCCATAAATAAAATAATAAAATAAAAACTAAACAACATGGCAATTAAATCATTATTCCCTCAAGATATGTTAAATAGCTCAGGAGGAGAACTTTCGTTAGAAAGTATTGCTGCTAAACTAACATACTTCCATGAGCAATTACATTTGACTCATTGGCAAACAACTAGTTATGCAGAACATCAAGCCACAGGAGCATTGTACGATTATGTACATGATTTCAAAGATGGATTGATTGAAAAGATTATGGGATATACAGGTAAAAGACCTGCTCCATATAAAATAGAAGCTCTTACAAACTGTACAGCTGGTCAATGTGTATCAGATCTTCTATCCTTTGCTTCAGCTTTGAAAGCATATGGTGAGAAGAATGGTTATCATGATGTATGCAACCTTGCAGATGCATTATCTGGAGAAGCAGCAAAAACACGTTACCTACTAACATTGTCATAAATGCAAGTAAACAGAAGATTCTTTCCTAATAGAATGCAAGACAATGATGAATTGTTCATTGCTTCTTTATTAGGTGTTATAGAATCTGTTGATGAATTATGTTCTATAGAAATAACAAAGAAGCCACATGCCTATCATTTTAGAATAGCAGCAAGTCTTCCTAAGTATAACAATATGCTTATAGAAGAAATTCTTAAGTTCTGTAACATGTTCAAGATAAGAATAGATATGAGTAAATCAATAAAAACATCAAGTGTTATAACATTTGAAATAAATTTAGAATAATATGGCAACATGGATAAAAGCAGGGTTCTGGCAACAATTATGCAAACCTTGTATAGGTTATAAAGGATGGCTTAATTTAGATCAATTAATAGAAAGTATTGCTGGTCCAGGTGTTCCTGGTCCACAAGGTCCTGAAGGTCCACAAGGAGTTCAAGGAGTTCAAGGTCAAAAAGGTGAACAAGGAATTCAAGGAATACAAGGTGAGCAAGGACAAACTGGAGATCAAGGTCCTCAAGGAACTGCAGGTAACTCTGTAACTATTTTAGGGTCTTATGCAGACCTTGCAGCATTTAATGCTGGAGCTGGTAGTCTTCCTGGAGCTAATATAGGAGATGCATGGATTTTATTAAGTGATGGTTCTTTGATGACATGGAATGGTACAGCATGGTTTGATGCTGGAGATATAAAAGGTCCTCAAGGAGATCAAGGACCTACTGGTCCACAGGGAACACAAGGTGAACAAGGACCTCAAGGAATTCAAGGAATACAAGGTGTACAGGGTGTACAGGGTGTACAGGGAGATGTTGGACCACAAGGACCTGCAGGACTTACTGGATTATTTGCTCAAACAGCTGATAGTACGCCTGTAACTGCTACAATAGTAGAGACAACAATGATTGGGCCTGGTGTTGGCTCTCTTACTGTACCTGCAAATGGGTTCTCTGTTGGAGATTCTTTTACATGTGCATTAGATGGTATAATTTCTTGTGGAAGTTCAGCAACATTACATGTTCGTGTTAGAACACTGACAGGAATACTTCTTGCAGATACTGGTATAATTGACATGGCTGCTGCAACTAATAAGAATTGGATAATGAATTTATACTTTACAGTTAGAACATTAGGAGGACCCACAGTAGCATCTATTTCATCTGGAGGATTATTTTCTTATATTAGAAATGGAGGAACTCAATTTGAAGGATATGACTTAAGTGAAATTAATAATACAACGTTTGATACAACAATAAGTAATACAATTGTAATAACTGCACAATGGGATACAGCAGATGCAGGTAATTCAATACTATCAAGAAACTTTACATTAACAAAAATTTATTAATATTTGTATATATAAGAAACATTATATACATTTACTGTTAATTTTAAAACCAATTACATTATGGCACAGTATGATCCTAACAAGCGTTACACTTGGGGACCTGAAGACAAATTCGAATTCAATGGAAGAGAATTTGGTCTAATTCTTAATTCTTTAAGAGCTATTCTTAACACAGAAGAAGCTGCAAAGATCTTATTAGCTCAACAAGCTAATGCTGCTATTGAGGGAGTTATGGCAAAAGGCGTTGAATTAGACATTGTTAAAGAGGCTATGGAAGAAGTGTCTTCTAAAGATCTTTAAAAAACAGTTCTGGTTGGGTGATTAAGAACCAGACGTAGATAATCTAAGCACTTCTCTATGAGAATATACGAACCTAAGAATAGGATAGATGTTACAACACCCAAGGGAGATGGGGTGATATGGTTAGTGACTGATTATGGTCATGAAACAGACACCATCTATACAATTGTACTTAATGAAACTGGAGAGATGTGGCAATATACACATTCCCAAATAATAGTTAAACCCAATATAACATTTAAACGCTATGGCAAATAAAACAAAAGGTGGAAGTCTAACTGGACTTAAAGCCTCTACTAAAAGAGATAAGGGTATTGACCCTAAAGGTGCTTGGACTAAAGTACAAAAGAAAACATTAGCTGGTGCTAAGTCAACACCTAAACTTACTAAGGATAAACAACTTGGTGCTACAAAACAAACAGCTAAGTCTGGTGCTAAAGTTTCAAAAAAGAAATAATGGCCACTGATAAAAAATGGATGCAAAAAGCTGCAGCTTCTATAAAACGTAGAGGAACAAAGGGTGTTTGTACAGGAGCTAAATTTGGTGGACCAACATGTAAACCTGGATCTAAGCGTTATACTTTAGCAAAAACTTTTAAAAGTATAGCCAAGAAGAAAAAATAATGCTTAAACGTATAGATAAAATATGTTTACATTGTGATAATACTTACTCAGGTACAAAAGCTAGTAAGTATTGTGGATATGATTGTGCTAAAGCATCAAGAAAGAAAAGAGTTATATTAAACTGTCAAGATTGTAATAAAGAATTTGAAGTCCAGGAATGGAATAAAGATGCTAAATTTTGCAGTTATGATTGTAAAGTTAAAAATCAATCTTCTGATATAGTTGATATAACTTGTAACAGTTGTCAAACTACTTTTAAAAGAAAAGAACACAAGATAGGAAAACATAATTTCTGTTCTAAATCATGTGCTAATGAATTTAATAAAGGAGTTAATCATTATGAATGGAAGGAACATTTACATAATAAAAATGTAAAACTTGCTCTTAAACAATGGTCTTTGAAGATTAAAGAAAGAGATGGTTATACTTGTCAGTTATGTGGAGATACTAATAAAGATGTTCTACAAGCTCATCATATGAAACATAGAAGTCAATTTCCTGAGCTACAATTTGATTTTAGTAATGGTATTACACTTTGTTTAAAATGTCATGCTTTACAACATATAAATGATCCAAAAGCATTAAGATTAATAACTCATAAAATAAACAAATATTATGTCTAAGATAACAAAAGTTCCTAATGGTCCTCTTATTAAAAAGAAGGGTCCTTTTAAAGGAAGTACATTAAAGACTGGTGGTACAATCAAAAAAGCACAGGCTGGTGCTGTAATGACTAAAAGAGATAGTACAGTAGCAAACATAAAAGAACAAGCTAGACTAAGACAAAATCTTAAAGATTTTCAGAAAAAAGCTGGTAGTAAACCATTGACTCCTGAATTAGTACGTGAAAAAGATTCTCTTAAAGGTTTATTAAAAGACTTTTCTACTAAGCAAAGAGTGAAGGGTACAGGACTAACAGAGCAGCAACTTGCTAAAAATGATTCTATATATACAGCACAAGAACGTAAGAAAAAAAGTGAAGTGGATGATAGTGGTCAACTTAGATGCATTGGTAATGATAAACCAGGATGTTCTGGATCACAAGCAGCAAGTGAAAGAAGAGTTAGAAGAGAGGCCAGAAGAAGAAATGGTGGTCCTATTAAGAAAGCTAAAGCTGGTGCAATGATTAAACGTGCTCAGAATGGAGAATCTTTTACTAAAGATGGTAACGAATACACTTACACCAAACAAGTAACTAGACCTGAAGGTAAGAGAAAATATGAAGGTAAATCTATTGATCAAGCAACAGCTATGAAAATAGCTAACTTTAAAATAAGAAATAATCCTAGTGATTCTTTAAGAACAGTAAAACCTGTAATAAAAAAGAATGGAGGAATGATTAAACGTGCTGATGGTTCTATGTCTAGAAGAGGACTTTGGGATAACATAAGAGCTAATAAAGGATCTGGAAAGAAGCCTACAAAGCAAATGTTAGTACAAGAGAAGAAGATTAAAGCTAAATCTAAGAAATAATGGCAAAGACAGCAGCTTGGCAAAGATCTGAGGGAAAAGACCCAAAAGGAGGCCTAAACAGAAAGGGTGTTGCTTCTTATAGAAAACAAAATCCTGGTAGCAAATTAAAAATGGCTGTAACAACTAAACCTTCTAAGTTAAAACCTGGAAGTAAAGCAGCTAATAGAAGAAAATCATTCTGTGCTAGAATGTCAGGAGTTAAAGGCCCTGCTAAGAAGCCTAATGGTGAACCAACAAGAAAAACTCTTGCTCTTCGTAAATGGAATTGTTAATAATCTAAAAAATATATAATCATGTTACAACCTAAAAAACCTATTAAAAAAACAAAAAAATCAACTAATCCTGCTGATAGCTATCCTCCAATGAAGGATAAAAGAGGAGTTCCTACAATTGGTGGTGGAGAGGGAACAACCCCTCCTTTTACTAGAAAAGAAATGGAATATAAAAAGAAAATGACAGGCTTACCAAGAGGTAAGATGGGTAAAACTGTTAGTAAAGCTAAAAATGGAACATCATTAGGAATGAAATCTGTTAAAGCTGGATTTGATAAAAACCCAGGTGTTACAAGAGCTGATATTATTACAGCTGCTACAAAAAAAGCTAAGAAAGGTGCTACAGTTAAAAAAGCTTTCTTAGGAAAAATGTTAGGTGGAGCAGGAAAATCTATGATTGGAGGATTAGCTGGAAAAGCTCTTGGTGGATTAATGGGTGGTGGAGGTAAATCAGGAGGAATAGGTGGAATGCTTGGTGGATTAATGGGTAAAAATGGTAAGTCTGTAAATAAAGCTAAATCTGGTGGATCAATGAAAAAATGTAAAGGTGGCTGCTAAAAAAGAAACATTTGGTAAAGCCAAGAAGAGTGGAGCACCAAGAATGGCTCCTAAAGTTGCTATCCCTAGCAAAAAGAATCCTATGTGGATGAAAGAGTCTGATACAAAATCACAACGTAAATCTCCTATGCTTCCTATGAAGCAAAAGAGATTGTCAAAATAATATTCTTTGTTTTTCTTTCTTTTTTTCTGAAGAAAAACCCCCTCTGTAATAGAGGGGGTTTTTTTATGTACCATATTCTTTATAAAATATCTTTCCATTGAAATTAGACTCTAGTAATTTGTGTAGAGCTATTGGATCTTGCTCTGAAAGAAACTTATGATACTCAATTCCTATATATTTAAACTTATTAAGTTTATCTAATATTGTAGGAATGATTGCGTATTCTCCTCCTTCACAATCTATTTTTAAGTATGTACAACCTTCTGTTATATACTTATCTATTGTTTCAGTTTTACACACAGGCATTGTATTAGTGTGGTAAAATGCAGAAGATCCTCCTGTATTATCTTTTGGAGTACCTATTCTAATCTCACCATCTTCTACATCTGTTATAGCTGTATTGTGTAGCTCAATATCTGATAAGGATAAACCATTTAAGATGATGTTCTTCTGAAACTGCTCAAAATTAGATAGCACTGGTTCAAATGCAATAACCCTGCACCCAAACTTCTTTTTTACATATATAGAAAACATTCCTACATTAGCACCTATGTCTAGAACAATATCATCTTTAGATAACTGGATTTGTTCTAATCCATAATAGTCTGATCTTAGTTCTCCAAACACAAAAGGTACAGTGTTTGATGTAGCTATGTCTTCAAATTTTAGTTCTATACCTCCTATGGTATTAGTCCAAGTGTATTTCGTAACTTCTGTCATAATTTAATTCATTTTTTATTAATCTAAGTAAATTTAAATCTGTAGTTGGAATCATTGCATAAGGATGTTCATTAACAAAAAACTCAACATGCAATGATGCTTCTGTTAATGATTTACATAACGCATCACCATCCTGTGCTCTTTTGCAATACTCTCTGAACACCTCACCATCTTTTCCTACATTACCTTCAATGATCTGTCCAGATTTTACTATCTGGATTGCTTGATTGATAATATCTATAAGAGGTTGAGTTTCTAGATTATTATATTTATATCTATCGTAATATAACGATGTAACATAATATGTTCCAGCACATATTGGTTGTTCCATGTATGCAGGCACTAAATGATCTGCATGTTTAGATTCTAATATCTTTAAGTTACCTCTTACACCATTAGTTTGTGTATGTTCTATGAATCCAATATTAACATTTACTGCTCCTTTTTTCATCAGTGGTACATACATCATTCCTGTTCCAGGTGCAGTTACTTGTATATCTACATCTTGGAAATCTTTCATCTGATCTATAAATCTAGAGGAATTGTTTCCTCTATAATCACGTTCCCAATCAACAAACTTTATGTTACATATAGGAGACATTTGTCTCACTACATTATTAATCACTTCTAGATCTTGTTTATTAAACCTCTTGTTATTTACAATAATTACATTAGGTACATGGTTAATTGGTCTATCTGTAGCTATGTTATGTACATCAAGTAGTCTTTTTTTGAACTGCTGTATGCCATCCCATTGTTTACCATATAGAAAAACTTCTTTATTCTGTACTCTATTGCCTGCAATATCTGTACCTGCAACTAATGTTTTAAAGTGATATGTTATACTTTTATCTAATTTTGTGTATTCTAACAAGTCTTGTTTTGTAAACAACTTGATAGTGTTATACATCATGTTCTCTCTCCAACTCCAGTCCATAGATAGAAAAGTAAAAGGCTCATTGACATAACCAAATTTTAGCATAGATAAGTAAATAGGATAGAGAACATCAAATAAACCATGTCCTACATTTCCATACCATAGATTATCAGATAGTACAGATAGATCTATGCTTTTTATATTACTTAAGTTCTGAACATAAGTGATAAGCTCTTCTTCAGAATCAAACTTCATTACAGTTGGTTTCCAATCATATGATATGGTAAACTTCTTTACGTATGGTAAATCTACATCACCCACTGATAAAAAATAAATAGTACCATGTATAGAATATAAATTTTTATATTCTATACTAGTACCATTATCTATAGTTGTATAACTTGATATCATCTCACTATTAACTTACCATTCTGTAAATCATATAAGTTATTTCTGTTAGCTAACATTTCTTTTTTCAAATCCTCTACATTGAAATTAACATCTCTGTTATGCTCAATTCCTCCTTTATCACTAACGTTAAACATATACTTATCTAAATATACAGTTAGTGTAGGTGGATTGTAGTGGTAATACTGATTAATGTAACTCTCATCATTCACTCCTGGTTCGTATGGGATCTTTTTGTCTTCAATTTGATTATCACGTAGCACTTTGCACACTTCCATCATCTTATCTTTCTTACCTCCAAATAAACATCCATGATAATACATCTGGAATAATGGAGTGTCATGAGGAACATAAGCTTTAGATTTTGGATTTCTATCATAACCTTTAACATCTTTCATCCAACCATTGTTACCAAAGTGTTCTAATCCAACAGTGTCACCAATAAACCATTCTTCAGTAAAATCTCTACTTACACTAGTATCAGCATCTACATATATTAAATAATCACTATCACAGTTTTCTAACGATAGTATATTAACAAATTTAGAATTAGTAGCATTTATCCAGCTATCATGTATTTGATGTATATATTGCACATCCATGTCATCTGTTATGTACTCTTTAGGATCTGTGTCTGAGAAGAAGTAAAAAGTGATCTTTGCATCACCCTTATAATGATGCGAAAACTTTCTCATAAAGTTTACACCTAACACAAAATATGCATTAGTTGCAAGAATTACAATACCTACTTTTTTTTGTTCCATGTTACCATTTATATATAACATCAAAAGGAGAAACTAACATAACTGTTTCTTCTTCTGATAAGGGAACCAATGGTGCTCTTTGTAACACTGCTGGATCCACTAATACAACATCTCCTTTTTTAAGAACTGTCACTGTATCACCTACACTATGAATAGTTAGTTTATTCATTTTCTTTAACATTTCTTTTTCTAAAGCTTCTTTTGTATTTTCATCTACAATAAGCTTACTTTCTTCTTTCTTAGGTAATTCTAAGAATATTCTATTTCCAATTAAATTTCCCATTAGTCTTTGTGTTCTGTTAGTTTATAAAATCTTTCAGCATCTTCTTTGTTAAGATAGATTTCTGATTGCACATTCTCTGTAACTCTCTTAAGTCTAGTTACTTTGTTGGTTTTAGGATTGATTTCTGGAACTTCTTTAGTTAGTTCATGAAGATCATCTAATAAGACAATAGTCTCTCCTGATTCAATAGATACAGTTCTAATGACCATATCAATGTTAAAAGAGTCTCTAAACTCTTTGTCTTCCACCTTTCTGGTGTAAAAAAATTGGTTTCTCATATTTATTATTGTTTAAACGCTTACTACTAATATCCAGAATAAATCAAGTGAAGGAGGAAATGTCTCTCCTCTTGTTAGAGCAATATAATCTTTATCACTTCTGTATATACCACTAACTACAGCTTTCTTTCCTGTACGTCCTGTTGTTCCATCACTAACCATTT